CCTCAATACCCCAAGGTAAGGTATTCAAATAGAATGTCTTACGAATCAGGGTAGACTTTTGGTGAATGTTACTCAAGGCATCATTCATAGGTAGCAACGACTTGTTGTACCTACCTGCCTGAGATGCACTCCCATTCTGAACAGCCACCTGTTCGGTGACTTTCTTGTCGTACTTTCGTGCTGTCCATTGGGATATACCCAACTGAACAAGCAATGCTTTATCACTTAATTTCATAGTTACCTCCTTAAAATAAAACATCTTGATGATTAATCGCCCACTTAGTGAACGCTTGATGTGATGCAAGG